TTCTCGAAGGAAGGTAATAAATCCTTTAACAACACCGATAGCCCCAGCAATTGACTTTCCAAAACTTTCAGCATCTTTTTGAGTTTGAGTAAATCCTGAACTTAATCCACCTTCTCCAGTTAATCCTGCAATAAAAGCATTTAGGCTTGGAATGCCTGTTTCATTTAAGAATCCAATAAATTTCTCAATCTCAGGTAGTAAGGCTGTGCCAAGTGACTCTTTAGCTTCATCAAATCCTACTTTTAAGCGATCAATCTTTCCTTGAAAGGTTTCAGCATTTGTAGCTGCTGCGCCACCATAAAGATCAGCAAGTTTCTGTTGAACCTCAGTAAATGTTAAAGTAGATAATTCAGCCTTTGATAAGCCAAGACCTAATCGACCTAATGAAGTAACATTTCCATCCTGTGCTCTACCTAAAGCATTTGTAACAGTTTCTAAATCTTTACCTGATGCTGCGCTAATATCTAAAGCAAGGGTTAATAACTTTTGGGCTTCCTCAGTTGATTTTGTAGATACTGCCAATCTCTGTAATGCCGGTCTTAATTGATCGTCGGCAACACCAGTTGCAAGGCTAGTCTTAAGGATCATGTCCTCAGTTGCCGCTATTTGGGCATCAGTAGCTCCTGTGGCTTGTCTTAGAGCATTGGCTAACCTTAACTGTGCCTGCTCATCTTCTATCGCACTCTTGACCCCATCAATGGCTAATTTGCTAGCATAGGCAACGGCAGCAGCAGCAGCGACCGCAAATGCAGCAGCAGCCTTCTTTCCAAAATCTGCAATTCGACTTGAGTTAGTTTCTACAGCCTTGTCGGCTTCGCCTAACTTCTTTTTTAGATCATCAACATCTGCAAGGATTGATAACTTTAAAGTTCTATTACCGGTAGCCATTAGACCCATTCCTTAATGATGCGAGTAAAACTTTCTTCCCACTTATTAATCAATTCAGGCTGAATTCTGCGAAGGGTTGGATAAATGAACCATCCGCGAGATCCACGACCTGACCGCCCAGAATATGCAGGGAACTGTTTGAATTTATTTGAACCAAACTCAATGCCACCCCATAAGGTTTGCGTAGTAGCACCACCTGAAAATTTTTGGCGTGCGAATCCATAACTGAATTCACCGATCTTACTTGACTTAGAGATGCTAACGCCATCCGCGACTCTCTGCGCAACTTTGCCAGCCTTTGTTCTTTGTCCAGCTGCTTGTTTAATTTCTTCAGATGCAAAATACGCCAGAGCAGCAGACTGACGGCGTGCTTCATCAGTAGCTTGTTCATCCATAAGTTTGAAAGCCTTGTAAATATCGCGCAGATCTTTTTTATCGTATGCAATTGTTTCACTTGCCATACCTCTGCTCCAATACTTCGATAGCTGTTAAAATGTCGTCTGAATCAACCCATTCACTCATTGGAATTTGTGTGGCTATTGCCAACTCAACCAATAATCTACTTAGGCTTCCTGCTGGGTGGCTTTTGGGTTTGCATCACCGACTATTACATCGCTGACTGTTTCCATCCAAGCCTCAAATGGTTTAACTGGCTTTCCAGCAGCTTCGCGCTTCTGAGCGTTGTATGCTAAAAACATTAAATCCCACATGCCAAGTTTTTCTTTCGCTTGACTTATGGTGTTGCCAGTTGTCTTTTCCCATTTTGCCCACTCAGGCGGTTGGGCTACATAAGTGGCTTGCTCGCCTGAGTTATATTCAATTGTAATTGGTAACTTCATTTTTTGCTCCCGTTTCTATTTCTTAACTAAATGTTTCGGTTACTTCACCCTTTGAAACTGTAAAGGTGAATGAAACTTCCTGTGCATCAATTCCCGATCCACCAGCTGTTGGAAACTCTGGCTTTACTGGAAACACAAATTGTGCTCCGGTTGCAGCTGTAAGTGTGATTGAAATATCGGTATCAGGAGCAGTTTCGGCTGCTGTCCATAGTGCCTCACATACTGAGTTTGCCTTGCCCCAATCTGCCAGCATATCCAATTGGAATGTGCCAGAGATATTGGTGGTCTTGTAAGCCTCGCCATCAAGTGTTTGATACACCTGACGCTCATTTACTTTTGTTAGTACTGCATTAGTCGCTTGTGCTTCGATGTCTGTTCCACCTGAGAAAGACAGCGAAATATCACGACCGGTAATTACTACGGTTGCCATGATTACTCCTTAGACGGTTCTTGTGTAGTAGGTAGAAACTCGAACATCTGCGATTAGCAGAGTACTTGCTCCAACTTGTGTGACGGTTGGTCTTTCGACCGAGCTGACAATATATCCTGCCGGAATGACTGCCAGAACACTAATAAGCAATTGCTCGATATTGTCGAGTGATGCTGGATTGCTGTTATATGCAACTGCAACTGTGATGGTCATGTTGATCTTTGCACGAATGTTAGATTTATTAATTGTTTCAAATTCTAGGTATGGTGAATCAGGTACAACTACCACAGCTGGCGGGATTACTGTTTCAGGCACAAATGAATAAACATTACCGGCAACGCTAGATAATGCAGTTGCTAAAGGTGTGCGAACCTGTTCAAGGATTGTTTGGTTAGGCATTATTGACAAATACCTTCAACATCTACATAAGGCCCGAGAATTCCAATTACGCGTGAGTATAAACTGCGACCCATTCTGTAAGGTGTCGCTGTAAAGTCAACGCCTTCTATTTGTCCACCTGCTGCAACTCTTGATTGGAAGACTTCTACTGAAATGACAAGTACTGCTGATTTAACTGATTGATTTCCAACATAAGTTGATGCGCCTGTTAATGTGGCACTTCCGCTTGGAATAACATTTGCTTCAATAATATCTGCGTTTGTAATACTAGCTGAAAAAGTATAGTCGCCAAGATTATCTGCTAATACTGTGCGAGTTCCGTTATATGGACTTAAGCAACCAGCAATAACTACCGATTGGCCTTCGGTAAATTCATGCACGCCAACTGTTGTAAATGTGGCAACATTATCTTGTAAAACTGTTTTTTGAACTGCGCTCTTAAATGTAACTAACATAGGCAGAATAGTGTTTTCTGCTGTGTCGATAATTCCGTCTAAATAAGCATCGTTATACAAGGATGATGACACACCAAGCACAGATCGCAACTCGGTGGCTGTAATTATACTTGGCATGTCATCTCCTTACTCCCATTAAAGGATGCCTATGATCGGGAGCAACCATAGGCACTCAGTTAAATTAAGCTACTTCTAAGTAACGGAATGCAGTTGGGAATCGGTTTACTACGGCTACATAACCATAAAGACCGATCTCGATGCGTCCATTAGCAACCAAGTTAGCACGAAGTTCAATTGTGCCACTCTCATGGAATCGCATAGCTGCTGATGGATAAACTAATCCATACTTAGCACCTGCGTTGTTGCCTGTGTAGTTAGGATCTACAACTAAGTTTAATCCTGCGATTGTTCCATTTGTTGAACCCTGTGTTACTAAGCCAGCTGCGTTTTGTGGAGCTGCTGCTGCGAATAGTGGACGACCATCTGCAACTTCGCCAAGTAGTCCAGCGAAATCGATGCCATCCTCTCCACCTGAAGGTGCAACCAATAGGTTGTTTGGTGTAAAGCGCATAACGCCATATGAATCTGCAATTCCATCAACAATGGATTTGTAAATAGATGATCCGGTTGAACCAATTGAGTTTTGTGCTGCAATGTTTGCTGCATAAGCATCTGTCTTTTGTGCGTATGATGCTGCTAACTCACGAACTAATAGATCAGCGAAAGATGGGTCTGAACGATCAAATAGTTCAACATTTACTACATTTGCGCCAGCAAACTTAACAATGTTGTCTTCTTGAAAAGTTACAACTGTGTCAGTTGATGAAAACTCAACACCCTCAGCAGTTTGAGCAACGGTCGCTTGAGTTCCTAGCTTTGGAGTGAAAATTTTCATTCCTGATGCTGGAAGTGGAGCGCGCTCGATTGAATCAATAAATGGACGAGATGAATCGATAACTCCGATAACATCGCGTAGGTAGTTAGGTGGAACCATTCCTGTATTCTCAGAAACAGTTGCAATTTGTAATGCTGCTACTAAATCGCGAGCATCGGTGTCGCCACCTAGTGCTTTGATTTGTGCATTTAGATACTGTCCTGCTGTAACATTTGTGTCAACGCGTGGCTTTGTGTATGCCATGTATTGAGCAGTTACAACTGGAGCTTGTGCCGCTTCTACCGCTTCGGTCGCGATAGGAGCTTCAGAATTAATCTCTGACACTTTGTTCTCCTCTGTTGTTGTATCCTCA